CAAGTCGATAATTTTGTGATAATATAGACGACCGTCAATGTACCAATTTCTGTAAATTTCGTGTGCCTTCTTATCAAAATCTAGAAGGTCAAGAATATATTTGAACTCACTTCTAATTTTCTTTTTAATGCCATCACTAGCATTTAAGTTTGAAAGTTCAATTTCAACGGGAGTATCATTTGTATCTGATACAACTGCTTCATTAACAATATCTTCAATAGCACTATCCGCTTCAGGATGAAGTGCCATCTCACGATAACGTTTAATCAAATCAAACTCGGTGCGATATACACCCTCAATATCTACATAGGAACCAAAAAACCCACTGCTCAAATAATGGTCAGACCCGTCCTCGTTATTAGGAGGAACGGGTGAGACCGCAGTGGGTGATAATTGGTTTTTATCCTCAATAGAGAAACCAAAGAGTTTTGCCATTATTTAAGGTTTGAACTTTTCTTCAAACTATTTATCAAGCTCCAGTTCCAGGTGCTTCGGGGAAGTAGTACTGAACTTGGAAGTCAACGGTGAACTCTTCGATTGCATTCTCACTATCGTAAGAAAGTCCGATTTCGGAGATAGAAGTTGGGAAAATATCGATGAAACGATACTGTGCCAAAATTCTAGAGTTGTCTCCAGTGGTATTGGTTCCTTGTTGATTTGACTCACTTCTACCAAGTTGATAAACAACTGCATTACCCATGTAGTCGTTAGGATCGGTAAGACCAGAATGATCTCCATATTGAGACATGTTTTGAATCCATGCCTCAAATGCTCTTCTATGTGAGAAGTCTTCATCGTTGATAACGGTGACTGACCATGGTTCGATGGTTCTATCTCCAGCAACCTTCAGAGTGCGACCTCTGAAAGGAACTTCGATAGGGGTAACATTTGAACCAGGAAGTGCTGCAGTTTTGCAGAGAAATCTGAAGTTTTCAGAGTCAAATGCACCACTACCACCGTCACCTTGGACTCCAAGGTTAACAGCAGTTGGGAAGGTAATGTCCACCTCAAATAGATTAGGACGTGCGCCACCCCCGATTAGTTTTGACTTAAAAGCTGAGATTCCGCGAGTTGGAATTTGTGCCATTGTTAGTTTCCTCCTTTAGTAATTTATAATCTAAATCAAACTCTACCTGCTACTTCTTCAAAGCTAACACCAGTTCTGGTAGCAACGAAGGTGAGGGTGACGTAGTTGATAGACTTAGCAGGCTTCAGGAAGATGTCTGCTCTGAACTCATTATTATCAATAACATCAGGGGTGTTATTCGTTTCGTCGCAAATAACGAGGAATCCAAAGAGTCCACGCTTTGCTTGAATATCACGGAGATATGGTTCAACAATGTTAACAAAGTTTGCTCTTGTGATTTGATCGTTCAGTTCAAACAGTTGTGCTTCTGCTGCTTTTTCGAGTGCTTGCTCAACAGTGAGGAACAGGCGACGAACGTTAATACGATCAAACGCGGAAGCAAACGCAAGACCAGTCTTATCACCAAAGAGAAGAATACCAGTGCCAGGTTGATTGACAATAGAATTAATTCTCAGTGGATACAGTTGATCTCTTTGTGCTTTGCTTGGGTTATATGCAAGTTTAATTGCGTTGTTCAGTACACCTCTTTGCTGACCTGCAGGCGAGAACCATGGGAAAGCATTAATTGAAGTACGAACCATCAAACCAGCAACGTCAGCGTTGGTAGGAATGTAACGGAATCTATCGTTAAAGCGGTCATAAGTGTACTTATAACCAGTATCAAATACCGCGTAAGACGAAGACGACAGTGGAGAATAGAACTCAATGATGTTTTGCGTCTGCGTAGTCGTATTTGTGATATTTACAACGTCTGCTCTATGTGGAGAAATGACTGCCATACAATCTTGTCTCTGTCCAGCAATAGCAATCAAAGAGTTTGCTTTTGCTTGCGACTCAAACTTGGTACTGCATCCAGGTCCCATAATCAGGTAGTCTACCGCTACCTCATCTTTGTTATCAAACAACTCATATGCTGTCTTGATATTTGCAAGAGTTGCGGTCATTCCATTCAGTGCGGAATAATCAACTCCACCCTTAAAGGTGTAAGTAACGTTACCCAGAGCACTAAATGTAACTCCCTGTACCTTTTGGTTCCAAAGACCTGCTGCCTCTGTAATTGCGGTATAACCGCTAGAGAAACCAGTTGCTAATGGAGTTGTGTTATTGAAGGTATCATTTCCTGCAGAAGGATTATCTCCAACATAAACGTTATCGGAGTAAACTGCAAGATAATTCTTCCACCAGTTCTTGGTTGGTGCTTCAGTATCTGATACAGAATCAAGTGCCTTAGAAAGATTAGTGTGCTTCTCAAGCAGATTGCCTTGAATACCAGTTACTGAACCAGTATCATCAACAACTGCAACGTGTAGAGCATCGTTCTTACCGTTTCTACCACTTGCATATCCAGTGGTTACTGGTTTTGGTGCAATAGACTTCCAGAAGATAACGCTATTAGTAAGACCCAGAGTTTGCTCTCCGTACCAATCTTTCTTAGAAGCAACAGTGGTTACTGAACCGTTACCAGTGCTGATACCAGAGTTATTCTTGAATCCAATAGTATCTGATACTTGGAATTCTGCGTTAGCATTTCCTTCAGCATAAGTGATTGGATACTCAACATCCAAGTCGGTGGTTGCGGTAGAGACTCTAGAAAGAATCTTAACGTCGAAGGTGCTGTTTCCAGTTGTGGATGCAGTTCCAACACCAGTAATGATGCCCTTGATGTATCCAGTGAATCCAGAAGTTCCGCCAACACCAGGGATAACTGCGTTGGTCAATGGAGTGGTAACACCAAATCCGATTGTTACACCAGCAGCACCAGGGTTAGTGGTGGTAATACCGATACGTTGATCTGCAGCGTCGTCGATTACACAAACCTTCAGTTCGTTTGCCCAAGAACCAGGGTTCTTTGCAGCAAAGACGTAGTTGGGTTCGGTATCGGAATAGTTTGCTTCGTAGTCATCAAAGTTTTTAATTTTGATGGTAGTAGACGCCATACCAACGCCAGCATTTGCGTTGTTAAGGGTAGTCCCGTCTGCTCTTACAACCTTAAGAACACCACCATATGAAAGGAATGAGGATGCACTCATCCAGTACTCATATTGAGCGTCAGTTGAAAGTGGTTTTCCAAAGACGTTAATCAGATCTTGCTCTGTGGAAATATCAATTGGTTCTTCAACTGGACCAAGTGCAAAGGGACCCGCAATTGCTCCAATATTATCTAATACATTATCAGCTCTTCCTACAGTTAAATCAACCTCTCTGACGAGTACGCCTGGAGATAATTGTGGAGTCGCCATGTTTTTCTCCTTTAATTTCTCAGATTATCTAAAAAATATTTATTAAAAAGTCACTTTTCAGACGGGAAACAATGCATGAACAATTTACCAGTCGGGATACTCCCAAATAACACTCGATTTTTTCTTTCTAGTTTCTCTGACTCTATTAATAGTGCATTGTTTGCACTCATATGAATATGAAGACGGTAGTGAACCACCTTTTCTTATTCTATAAAATCCATCAATTAGGTTTTTGAGTTCACCACAGGTTCTGCATTTTCTATCACTAAGAAGTAAATGACCAAGTTTTATTTGACCATCTAAATCCATCAGTTATAATCCCACATATATGACATATCACCATATTCACCAACTGAAGCATTAGACCAACGGTCACCTTGAGCATCAACAAAACTATCTGTTCCTAAACCATCATCCATAAAACCAAATGGTGCCATATCTTGTTCGATTTGATTCTTTTGCTCTTCATATAATCTTTTGCGAACATCCTGGTCGGTAAGTTCTTTGAAGTAATCTTGTGCTACCATCCAGGCATAGATAACAAGACACATTGCCAAGTCATCATTACAACCCTCTTCTGCTTCAAATGAGTTGTGCTTTTGAACAAACGTGGTTAGTTCTGAAATAATTTCATAATCACTGAAGATAAGTTTACTCTCTTCAATCATTGTTTTGAGGTTAAGAGAACCAACCTTCTTGACAGTCTTGGACATCTTAACGCCTAATTGCGTTTTTTTACCAGAGAAACCTTGTCCAACAATCTGACCTGCTCTACCTCGCATAGAACACATCAGTAAGTTTTGATACTCCAGGTCATATTGGAGAATAGATGCTACTTGGTCTCCAATATCATTGACTTCGCAAAGAATATATGCTCCGTTATAGTTTTTTGCTACTTCATATATGATATTGGGGAACAACATCGGTTTAATTTCATTGTTCCTATATTTTGCTACCACTCTATGTGGGAACTCTGTAATATCAACTACAACAAAAGCGGAGTAGTCTTCACTAACTCCGCGAGCAACGTCAACAGTCATAATGTAATCGTGTTTATCAACCACATTTTCGTAGATATCTAATCCAGCATTTCTAGTGATTGGATTATCATAGACCATCGAACGAAGTTTTGATGGTGCAATCAAAGTATCAACAGAACCTAAGAACTCACACTCAAACTCAACCTTGAACTGCTGTTCAGAAGTGTTTGCAATAGTTTGTTCTTTCCACTTTAGATCTCTTCCAGGAACTTCTGACCAGTGAACATCAGTGGGAACATATTCATTTTTACTTTTCTCCGCATCGTGCCACATACGGTAGAAGTGATTCATACCGTGTGGTGTAGATACAATAATTACCTTGGTGTTTTTACCAGAAGTAATAGTAGGATAAACAGAGGCAAAGAACGAGTCAGCGACGTGATTCGGGACGAATGCGAACTCGTCGAGAAAGAGGATGTTGAATGACATACCTCGGACAGCACTCGCAGACGTAGAAGCTGCCAATATCTTACTGCCATTCTCTAACTCCA